GTCAAGAGTCTGTGCGATGCTATAGACCGCAGGTTCCAAGAACCGTTCGACTAGGTTGGGGAAGCCCTTCTGACGCTCGACATCCTCAAGAGCAAACGAGCTGTACAGATGCAGGTTCAACTTAACCTGATCCGCCTCACTCGTCGCATCTTCAATCGAGATGTTAGCACCAGTTTGCTTCTTCTTCGTGCTGAGGTCCTTGACCCGGTGGACGTTCACAACGTCACCAGCGGCTTGGAACTGATTCTCGTAGTCACGATTACAGAGCTGAGACGTGACTAGCGTCTTCTCTAGGCGCATCAGACCTTCTTGAGCCCACCATTCAGGGGTCATCGGGTCCAGTTCGTTCAAGAGGCGGAGCTTATAGATGTTCATTTGCTTACCTTATCCTTGTTATGTTCTCGCCACTCCCTGTAAGCTTTGGGATCATCGAGAGGTGGGCCTGTATCCTTGGAGCCAGGGGCGTTCCTATTCAAGTTCATCCCGCTCGTGACATTCTGCTTGAACAGGTTGCCGTACTGATCAGGCTTATCGTTCATCCGTTTCAAAGCTTCCTTAGGGCTGAGGTCAAGGACAATGGGGTTACCTTCCTTGTCCTCATCCTGGAAGTTGACGAGAGTACGAAAGTTTCCAGTTGGGTTGCCATCAGAATCGAGTTCTTCGGTCACGTGAGTATTCGGGCGTAACAAGCTAAGAATCTGAGACGGGTTATAAGCCTCAGTTTCCTTGCTTGTAGCAGCGGAGAGGATCTCGGTACGAATTTTCTCTTCCTCAAATCGCTTCTGCCAAGCTTTCTCACGCTCCTCCAAAGATGATTTTGTTGTCTTGAGTTGGTCCTGCAATTCTTGCAGTTGACGTTCATATTTCTGTTCGGTTGTGAGCTTGGAGTTTTCTAGCTCACGAGTCTTTTGTTCAAAAGACTTCTTCTGCTCTTCCGTCATATTTAACGAGGCTTTCAACTCATCAAGAGTCTTCTTATAATCCTCAAGTTGAGCCTTTAGCTTTGTGGCTTCGTCCTCATTGTTTCCGGTGTTTCCGGTGTTTCCGGTGTTTCCGGTGTTTCCGGTGTTTCCGGTGTTTCCGGTGTTTCCTTCGTTGCCACCCTCATCCGGTTCGTCAAGCAAACGCAAGTTGTAAATATGTAGTTTGGAACTATCAATAGTCATGTGCGAGTAATCCTTACTGTTGTGGGGTTTTTCAGGTATTGGACCAAAAAGTTCCAAGCTTTATAGCTCGTTAGACCGTGTATTTTGTGTACAGGAATCAACGTCGAATTATAGGTTACGGAGACGCCAGCGTAGGACTCACGCTCAATTTGAAAGTCCGGGTCAGGATCTTCGCCTCGTTGGAGTATTGCGAAGGCTTCCTCACACACGGCTTTTTTCACATCTTCTGGGATCTCTTTATGGTGAGATCTCGGAAACTCATGAGGCTGATCAGGGTCTTTCTTAGTGCCTTGATAGGCTAATAGGTTAATACGGTCAGTAGCTGTTTGAAGGGCTTGTTCCTTCAACTTGTCATTGTAATTTAACCACAGTCCGCCGAATACACGAGTAGAGAAATAGGTGTTAGCGAAGGTTAAATCAGCGAGCATTGCCACGGACCCTCCTCTCACCCGTATCTGATGTATCGGGGTTTTGCGATATTTCCTTTTCTTTCTTAGAGTCGCCTTGCGGGTCACCCGATGTGTCAGGGTTACCACGAGTCGCATTGCTTTGAGACTCTGCAATTCTTACGAGCCGTTCGAGATGGTCGTTCTTCGCTTTCTCGGACTCACCGTTCAGATAGCCGCGTAGTAGTGAGGCTGTTTCAGTACCTACTAAGCCATGCTCGAAGTCTTCAGCTATGCTCTCAGGGTCGCCCGTTGTACCAGGCGCATTATCAATCTCTTGATTGATAGTTTCTAGCTCATCAACAGGTACGCGATGAGAGAGCAATGTAGAGACTGCGCGTTTCATCAACTCACGTCTATAGGTGTTTGACGTTACGCGGTCCTTAAGATTCAAAACATTGTCAGCTTCGGCTATACGCTGTTCTTCCGTTCTCAAGTCATACTGGTCAGGGTAGGATACTACCGCCGCATCGCGATCTTCATAAAGCGACCACATATGGGCTATTTGGTTCTCAGTTGCAGCGAGCTGTTGGCCTAAGAATTTAAGACCTGATTCCATCGGACGATCTGTTAGTTCACGACTCTCGGCGGACGCTCGGCCTTGAAGATTCAAGAGCGAAATATCCATCAGCAAGTTGATCTCTTGCTTGATCTGCTCCTGTTTCTCCATTGAGATAGACAAAGGTTCGGACGATGGGTGTATGAAACCAGGGCGATCTACGTTAATGGGGTATCTTACACCAGCGGTGGTGCCAACTGTGCGCTCGCCGTTTTGAACAGCGTCAGAGTTATCCATGAGCTTAGCATGAGCCGATATTTCATCTTGTTCTGTTGGGACAGCTTCGCGCTTCTTGAACGCTTCCTCTCGTGGGTCATACTGCTCAGTATAGAACGGGATGTTACTCCGAAGGATATACGCTATATCGGACGAACAGATGTTAAGCAGCGTGATCTGATAATCTGACACTTCCTTTAGTAACGACTCATGAATCTCGGAGATGACAAAGGGTATCTCGGGCAGATTTAGAGTTGTTGATTCGCTGAAGGTTCGAGTATCGGACAGCCAGACTTGAACACTATTCCCAACGACTTCGTAAAGCCTATACTGTTCCTTTTCGCGAATAGGTAATGGGCCATCGAACTCATAGACTGAGTCTCGAACGAGTAGGGCTTCTAGCTTAGATGGGTCACTTACCGAGTAATGCCAATTCAGAATGTCTTCGGCTGGGTAGATGTATAGATAAGGCCGGGCATTAGTGGCGCGAGTCTCTTGGCCTCTTGTTGCATCAATATAGGTTCCAACCTTCCCTTGGACTAGTAGCTCAGGGAGTAGTTGGTCGCAAATGAATGTGTTCATGGTCGAATTAGCTAAGTCTACCCCACCAAGTTCACCCTTAGTACACTTAGCGTAAAGCTCCGAGCCACCGTCTCGTTTTACGTCGCCCATCCGTTGGCTGATGGCGTTGTTGATTCGGCGGATTCCCGACTTCGCGAACGCGGGATTATAGGTATTCTTCTTTCGATCAGCGAAGTCAAGAGGCTTTTCTTTGGGACGTTGGAACAAATAACAGTTCTTGAACCGTTCACCACCCTCATAAATGATGCGGTACTTGTCCCAGAAGGGCTTCATCTTGTTGTAGTCAGGGTGATTTTGCATTATCTTACCATTCCAACGTTTGAAGAGAGCCGAAGCCTTGGGACAACCTCAAGGCGATCTCAGAGTAATTGAGCGCATGGGCGTAATGGTCAGCCCTCGTGTTCAAGTAGCGAAAGGAAATTGACCCATCGTCATTCTTCTTAGGTGTACGCACTAGAGCCCGTACATTTTCCTTGAATTCAAGTGGTACGTCTTTAGGAACGCGAATTGTTCCGTTCTTGAAGCGGCCCAAGGCCATATCAAGCCAACTTGTTCGGTCAACGGTTATGGAGTCTGTTCGCTCACTTAAGTCACTCGTCGGGTTATTCCCGTAGAAGCATACGAAGGCGCGACCTGGGTACTGACGAGCGAAGTCGAGGGCTAGGCGCTTCTCGGGGTGAGCGTCAATAACCATATTGCGCGGTTCGTACTCGCGTACAAGGTCATGAAGCTCGGCAAATGTTTCGACCTTGTTGATTAAGGCTACGTTATTGACTGCTGAGGTGTTAATATCCCGGCTGTTTTCTGGGAACTCCCAAGAGCTTATGATTACATGCAACCAGGTCCCCACGTCTATACCCATAGTGGTGAACCTTCGGATATACGAATTGTCCCGATTCAAATAATCCCCCCTGGCCGCGTCTATGTCGGACTCAAGGATTTGGGAGCCTTGTGGGATCTTGGGGAGGCCCAGCTTAGAGTTATAGAACTCTTGCTCAACAACAATATCGTCTCGACTACGTAGGTATTTATCCGCAATTTCCCACGGTTGAACGGTCGAAGAATATAGTTGGTTGATATAAAAGCCGCGAGTCCGGTAAGCTGGCTCTTGTGCGACCCATTTACCAGTGGCTAGGAAGTCTGGTTTTTGGTCGTGGGGGAGTTTGGCCTTGCACTCTTTACATATGAGGTGACTATCGTAGATCGCAGGATCTTTAACACTGTCAGCAGTTATGACAAGAGAGTCAGGGAATACTAGCTCCGTTTGACGGCTACATGAAGGGCATTTGAAGAAGAAATGCTCTTGTGTGGACTCTTTGAATAAAGCGTTAATGCCGTGATCGGGTATTGAAGGGGTTGAAATAGCCCATTGTTGCTTGGTTTCTTGCCCAGATAAGCGTTCTTCAGCCAGGCCAATGGCCTCTTTTGAGAATTCGTCAACCTCGTCCATCACGAGAAAAGCGACGGGGATAGACTTTAGCTGACTGCGTGAACGCGAGCCGCGAATATACAAACACGCGCTACCTGCCCTCTTGAGACCAACGTTTTTCACGTCGGAGAACAAGTTTGACAGGTGTTCGGACTCCTGAATCGCTGGATCGAACCGCGTCACACTGAAATCCTTCGCGTCTGGGTGTTGAGATGGTAGTATATAGAGTACATCCTTACCATGAAAGTCAATATTGTAAAACGAACGGTTGAGCACGGTTTCCGTGTAACCGACCTGTGCGGATTTTTGACCTACGCAATGGAAGTCGTCCGCGTCATGCATCTCACGCAGCCAAGGCCGAAGGGTGAACTGCCAGGGCTGACCCTTGATGCGTCTGTATTGCTCCGCCCAAATCGAACATTTGCCAGCGGATTTGCGATACAAACCATTAGCTATTAAGCGTTTGCTCGAATCTTTTACCGATTCTATGGAGAGTATCCTCATCCGTGACTTCTTCGGCCACAGCGTTCAGTAGTTCCTGTGCGATTTCGGCTACTTGGTTCCGGTCGAGAAGTTGACCTGCTTCCTTCTCGATTTTGATACTGTCGTTAACGAGCTTATTGATGTTGAGTATCAGTTGGTTGATTTGAGCCGAGTAAATGGTTATATCATCTTCGGCTTTGTCAAGTGTTTTCTGTAAGACAACTCGTAAAATGCCTATCTCTTCGGCGACATTACGCTTGCCTTGGAAGTGATTCAGTAGATATTGAGTGCGTTGCAGGTCATAAGACGGTTTTTCCCTGCCGCTATGGAGTGAACAGTAATTGGAGCCTTCGACTGCTTTGAAAAGGCATTGATTGCCGTTCGCGTGTCCATGACAGCGGCGCGGGTCATCCGGTTCGACGTATGTTGGGGTCTCTTTTTCTTTCATCCTACTATATTAAAGCAGTTTTTCCAAATTATTATGCACAAATTTACCCCGATCAGAAAAAAGTTTGCTTTTAGACTGTACCAGCCAAAAATCGGCAAAATCGGGTGCTACAGATCAATTTACATAACGAAATGGGGGTTTTACATAACGAAATTTCTCTTTACATAACGAAATTTTTGATTTCGTTATGTGGAT